TAGTGCTTCACAAACACTCACGTACCAGTGATTTTGTAAAAATTATTATAGATAATAAATTTCTTTATGTCTAAATTTAACTTACCTAATCTATCAGGGGTTCAAACAGCCGATGGGAAGAACTGGTTAACGCTAGCTCTTGACCCCTATCATGACAAGGAAGTTGCTATCACTGGATTTCCCGATGGAGAGGTATCACATTCATATGTTATTTCACAGAAAGAATCTGTTGATTTGAAATGTGTTACCCCCGAAACCAATTGGGACGCTCATATAACCATAGTACCAGAGATGATGTATCATGCTGCTTGTGCTTACTCAATTAAAGAGAATCATGATACAGGTGCTTTAGAATATAAATCTACATCAAATGCAATGACTTTAGGTAATTGCGTGATTTCATCTACTGACACTGGTGGTTCTACATGGAATGACACCGGAATTGGATGGCATCCACCTAGTGTGATTGCTTTGCCATCTGAAAATGCGAATGCTCCTTTACGCGAAGGTGCTGCGAGGGTAGTAGCCATGGCTTTCGAGGTTCATAATACATCACCTCCTCTAGAAAAAGGTGGTTCTGTACTCACATATAGAATGCCTAGTGGATTGAATAGAGAAACTCATTATGTTAATGATACAGATGTTAAAGTTACTAATTCCACTGAAACTATAACTGAGTCACATCAACCACCTGCTACTATCGCACAGGCGTCCGTCATACCGAACTCCAAAACTTGGGAAGCAAAGGATGGTGCGATGTGTGTAGCTACTTTTGGCGCACACAACAATCCTTTGGTTGTACCAACACGAACAAAACGTGCATTTGTTGCTCAAAGCAATGCACTCGCTGATTCCCAAGGTGTTTTGGATGTTGCAGGATCATATTCTGAAATCGAGTGGGTCCCAAATGCTATGGATATAGTAGGTGCTTATTTTACTGGTTTACCAGCCGATGCTACTTTAAGAGTAAGTGTAGTAAGGTATATAGAAATATCGCCCTTACCAACCTCAACCACTATATCTGCTGCTATTAAGGCTCCCGATTTTGACCCAACTGCTCTTGAACTTTATTTTAAAGTCAAGAATTCATTACCTTCTGGTGTGCCAGTCGGAATGAATGCAGCTGGTGATTGGTGGCGGTTCATTGTGTCAGCAGCTAAGAAAGTTTTACCCGTATTAGCTAATGTTACTGACAACTCTTTTTTCGCAGGTATGCCTATTGCAACCTCAATGTATCAAACTGGGGCCAACATGCTTAACAAATATAACAAATTGAAAAAGGTTAATAAGAACAATCAAAATGTTGTTAATGCACAGTCACAAAAGAAACAATCTTCAAATTCATCTTTTATTTCCCCACAAAAACAAAAGAGTATGCTAATTTCTGCTTTACCCAAACAGTTTAGCTCAATGTCCATCGTCTCCAAGC